TGGCTGGGATCACCCCACCGCTGTTGTCTGGATTGCGTGGGATAGAGACTCAGACTGTATTCACGTTTACGCAACTCACCGACTGCGTGAGGAAACTCCTGTAGTTCACGCTGCTGCGATCAGAGCCAAGGGCGACTGGATACCGGTTGCGTGGCCACACGACGCGCTACAGCACGACAAAGGCTCTGGCGCTACAATTGCTGAGCAATACAAACGGCAGGGCGTAACGATGCTTGACGCCAAAGCCACGTTTGAAGACGGCGGAAACGGCGTCGAGGCAGGGTTAATGGATATCCTTGATCGGATGAAAACCGGGCGATTTAAAGTTGACGATTCTCTTGAGGATTGGTGGGAGGAGTTCAGAATGTATCACCGCAAAAATGGCCAAGTCGTCAAGGAGCGTGACGATCTAATGAGCGCCACTAGATATGGTATTATGATGATTCGTGAATCTCGTGTTAAACCACAGAATATAGAGTTAACAATTGATACAGATTGGGTGATTTGATGGGCGGATTAACAGATTCTGAGGTTCAAAACCTCATTTCTAACGAAGCGAACCAGGCACTTACCTATATCGATACGGATTTGCAATCTCGTCGAGAGGCTATATTGGACGCAATTTATATGCGTATGCCGAATATGCCGGCGCGGAGAGGGCGCTCTAGCGTTGTTGACGGCACGGTTTCTAGCCAGATCGACCTAATAATGCCGGGTTTAATGAGAGTTCTGACGGGCGGTGAGGTTCTAGGCGAGTACGTTGCCACCGATGAATCCGGCACTGATATGGCTAGACAAGCCTCTGATTTTGTAAATGAGATCGTTTTGCAGGTAGATAATCCTGGAGACAAAATGATTTACGATTGGGGCTACGACGGCCTGACCCAAATCGTTGGTTGCGTTAAATCGTCGTGGAAAGAGGAAATTGTAGAGACCACTGAGGAAGCTGAAAATCTTTCAATGGATCAATTAGTCTCTCTTGCGTTCGAGATTGAGACAATGCCAGACAAAGAAATCACGGCGTATGATTTTGTAGACAACCTAGCTGACGGCGGCGAACTAACGCACAGCGTCACGATAACGACAACCGTTAACAAAAGTCGTGTAATTCAAGACAATATTCCGCCAGAGGAGTTTGTGGTGTCTGCTGATGCGCGGACGCTGGACGACGCTGTGATGGTATCGCATCGGAGCTATAAGCGCGCTGGTGAGCTAATAGAGATGGGCTACAGCAAGGCTATCGTGGATACGTTGCCAACGTATGAGCCGTACAACACGCAGAACGAACGTTTAGTCCGCGGCCAAAACTGGAGTTGGAACGATTCAACAGTTGAGGACCAAGACCTGCGTAAAATTGCGATTCACCAAGGTATTTTGCGCTGTAACCGCGACGGCAAAGGCTTAAAGCCTTGGTATTTTGTGGCGGCTGGCAACACTGAAACCGTGGCTCTGCTTGAGATTGAGGAGTACGCTTATCAGGTAGCGTTTGCTACGTTCTGTCCTAAGCCAATCCCACACACTATCTGGGGCCGCTGCCCTGGTGACGACCTGGTTCCCATCCAAGAGGCCAAGACTGCCATTCTGCGGCAGACAATGGACAACCTGTATCTGTCGAATACACCGCAGCGTTTTGTAAACAAATCTAGGCTGGAGCAGGGTGGACTTGAGGCTGTAATTAACGCGATACCAGGTGGAATTGTTTTGACTAACGGCGCTCCTGGTGATGCTGTTTATACAGACGCGGTGCCGTTCTTTGCTGAGAAATCATTCGGCATGCTGGAATATCAGGACCGAGAAGCTGAGAAACGCACCGGCGTTAGTAGAGCCAATATGGCGTTAGACCCTGATTCTTTGAGTAGCCAAACCGCTACTGCGTCTAGAATAGCTGCGGACGCTGGGTCTAGCAAAGTCGAGACAATGGCGCGTATCTGGGCGAATGGCGGTATGACCGAGCTTTTCCGCAACACGTTAAACATTCTGCGTGAATATCAAGATTTCGGTAGGGTTGTGAGGATTGGTGGCGAGAGTGTTGAGGTTAACCCAGCCGCCTGGTCCAATGCGTCTGATTGGCAAGTCACAATCAACACAGGGCTTGGAACCGGATCAAGAGAGCGAGACCTGTCTACTCTGGATTTCATATCACAGAAACAAGAAGCTATCTTGCAGGAGGGAGGTTTGGATAATGGCCTGGTTACTGTAGGCCAATATGCTCAGACGTTGCGTGATATGGTTTATGCGGCTGGATTTAGATCGCCAAACAAATATTTTGAGAACGTTCCACTTGACGCTGAGGTTCCACAAGAGCCACCACCAGGACCAAGTCCTGACGCGCTAGCTTACGCTGAGGTTGAAAATAACAAGATGTTGCAGCGGAACAAAGAGTCAGAAGAAGCGAACGCTAGTAAAGAGCGTATTGAGGCTGAGAAGCTAGAGAGCGCTGACCAACGTGCGGCGCGGCAATTCCAGATAGACGAAGACCGTTTAGACCTAGAGCGAGAAAAATTCCGCTCTGAGCTTGTTAATGAAATGGATGATGGTCCTGATCCTGAAGTGGCGCTGAAGCGTGAGGCTATGATCCTAGATAACGAACGCAAAACCCTGGCAGATATGCTGGATGCGCGAACTAGGATAGAGGTTGCTGGAATAAACGCGGTGGCTTCCGAATTGCGTGCAAGTGGTCGATCTATACAAACAGAAATAGATCAGGTAACTGCTGAGGCTGTAGATGCTCTGGGCGGTATAACCAACCCAATTGTTGTAGATATAGAAATAGAGAGCTAAGTATCGCTGCCGCCCCGACCCCTTATAGGCCTGGGGGAATCAGGCCTAGACACTTGGAGTTAGAACCTATGAGTGGCTTAAAAGAGAAAATAGAAACCCTGGCAAATAAAGCAGCCGAAGCAGACAAACCCAGTGAGGCGATAGCCCTCGCACAAGCTGCGCTAAACTTGGCGCAAGCATACGGGGTGCTTAATGCCGCAGAGGAATAGAGACTATAGACCCCGGCATTAACTGGTCGGGGTCTATTTCCGCTTTGGCTCCGATTATATCGGCTGGAACACAGGTGTTTTTACGGGGCTACAAAACCCCCCAGTTCAAATTATGCTCTCTGCCGGAACTTACAATCGATTCTAGGGCTTGCAGGTAACTCAATGAAAAGACTATTTCAGGTTGCAAAATTATCTTAAAAATGTCAGGGTTTAATGTATTATGACTAATGAACGCACAGCATTGGCCGCGCAGTTGCTTGACAATCCCGTGTGGGCTGAGGCTTTTGACATGCTTAAGAGCGCGTACACAGCTAAGTTGATGGCTCTTGGGCCTACGCATGACATTGAACGCTACAAGTTTTGTGAGGCCCTTCGTCAGATTGAGATGGTCAAGACTCACGTTGAGCGGACTTTTGAGGCTGGTAGCCTGGCCGTTGATGAGATAGAAGAAACCAAACCCAGCAAAGTTTTTGCGATAAGGGGCTTTTAATTGACTTCAAGACCTGCAACAGAACGAACGCAAGAAGACCTAACCCCAATGACCGAAGATCAAGGGGAGGGCGCTCTTTTTGATTTGTTTCATTCTGATGAGCCTAAAGAAGCAGAGACAGAGACAGAAACCGAAATTGAAGCTGAGGCTGAGGTTAAAACTGAAGCCGATGCTGTTGAAGATTCCGCTGAAGAAGGCGAATTACCCGAATTATCGCCGGGTGAATTGAGCGATAAAACTGAAACCCACAGTGGTGACGAAGAAAGCCCTGAGACTAAAGATGCAGAGACCGAGATGGTAACTCTTGCGGACGGGTCGCAGATAACTTTACAAGACGCCCAAGCTGGATACCTCAGACAGACCGATTACACCAAGAAAACGACGCAACTCGCTGAGGAGCGCCGTCAGGCAGGTGAACAAAACGCTGAAACGATCAAACATTTATCGAAGTTAGTGAATGATTTAGAGCAACAAGTTATTTCGGAACCAGACTGGTCAGCCTTGATTGATGAATATGGCGCTGACCGTGTTATGCAAACTCAAATTGAGTGGAACAAACAACAACAATCAAAGCACTCGGCTATTGTTGAAGTGAACGCTCAGAAAGACTATCAACAGAGACTCGCAGTCTCTGAGGCTAAAGGTGAACTCCTGAAGGGTACTTATGAACCCAAATGGATCGACCCTAAGAAATTAGAAGAAGGCTTGGTCGCAGTAGCGAAATATGCCGATGACACGTACGGGATACCATCTAGTGCGTTGGCAGAAACTCCTGATCCTAATTTCTTTATCATACTAGATAAAGCTCGCCGGTTTGATGAGTTGCAAAACAAGGTTCCCCAGGTCAAAAAAGCTATGGCTAAAAAGCCAAAGCCTATGAGGCCAGGTAGCACTGTGAAAATCAAGAAACCAACTTCTGATGCGTTTGCTCGGGTCCGCAAATCTGGAACTGATGAGGACGCGCTAGCTGCATTGAGTAGTCTGAGGCGCGCCTCTTAAACAAGAGGTATCTTAAGTTATGACTATTACTACTAATGGGTTTTCAACCTACGCTCAGATTGGACGTAAAGAAGATGTGTCTGATCTGATTACAAACATCTCACCATCAGAAACGCCTTGTTTTTCAATGATTCCGAAATTCAAAGCGATTAACACTTTATACCAATGGCAGACAGAAGCTCTTGATGCCCCTGCTGCAAACGCGCAGCTTGAAGGAGACGATGTAGTACCAGCGACTACAACGCCGACTACTATGCTCAACAACCAAACTCAGATCAGCTATAAGAGCCTTGCTGTGACTGAAACGGCGTCTGCTGTTTCTGCTTATGGACGTGGAAGTGAATATGACCACCAAGTCATTAAGCGCGGCAAAGAACTCAAGACTGATATTGAGTTCTCAATTCTGAAAAACGTAGCTAAAGCTGCTGGCTCCAGTGCTAGTGCTAGAGTTACTGCTGGACTTGGCGCTTATATTACTAACGTTTCCAACGGTGCCGCTTCTGCTGGTACTGGCGCTGACGTTGTAGTTGCGGCTAGTTCAACGGCTCTGACGTACACAATGCTATCTACAGCGCAGCAAGCCGCGTATGAAGACGGCGGCAGCCCAACGGTTATGGTGCTTCCACCAGCATTGAAAACAACATTCTCAAACCTTTCTTTGGGTAGCGATTCAACTACGGCTGAAGTTCGTTACACTCTGAGTGGTAAGGGTTCTGGCGCAGTAGCGGTTGGGACTGTT